CAGCAGCATAAGGATCAATCTGAGGAATTGTTGTTGGTGCTGCTCTACCTGCTTTAATCATTCCAGCGTCAATTAAGTTTTTAAGTCGTTGAGCTTTATCAGCAATATTTGCTGGCTTATCATTTAATTGTGGGAAATAAGATTTTCTATAACCCTCTAGTTGCTCTCTTGTATAAGCCGCACCAGTTCCAAGCGTTAAAAAAGCATCTAACATATCAAGTTGCGCTGCTTCAACTTGTTGACGCGCTTCAGGGTTTGCTAAATTTTTAAGATAATCTGAACCAGTTACATTTTTAATTAATTCAGCAGCAAAATCAGGTGATGCTGCGCTAGGAGTTTTTCCGATTGCAGTTTGTAATTGGTTTGCTGAATTTTGAGCGCGGCTTATTAAATATCCAGCAGTACGCTCTGATTCGCTAGGCAGTTGAATCGTAGTCGCACCAGCTCTGCGATTAGCAATTTCAATTTGATTAAGTCTATTTTGCAGTAGACCAAGTTGCGTATCACTAAGCGCATTAAAAGCAGTTTCTGGAAACATACTGCCAGCAACTCGTACAACTTCGTTCTTGTAATCACGCTGACTATTTTTAAAATCAAAATCAGCTTTTTGAATATCTTTAAGACCATCTTGCAAGTCTTTTGCCGTAATCTGACCTGTCTCAGCAAGACGCTGTAAGTTATTAACTTGTGGCAATAGATCAGGAGATACTGCACCTTTAATGCCATTAAAATCAAATTCAGACACACTTTCTTTCATCAATTGCTTTTGAAGTGCAGCAATTTGATCTAGGTTGCTCTTAATAGCATCTTGTGCAGTCTTGCCTGGCAATCCAGTAAGACGCTGATTAGCTGTATATAGTCTATTTATCTCTGTTTCTGCTTTAGACCTTGTTGCAGTAACTGGCACTACTGGCAACGCTTTTCCATCTAGTAGTGGAGGCTCAACCATAGACGTTTCTGCGCCTGGTTGTTGTTGTTGTGAAACTTGTGGTTGATATGCTTGGCTAACAGCCATGTTTTCGTTAATCCACGCCAAAGTCTTAGCAGGATCAGCACGCAACGAAGCAATCAATGCAGGATTATTCCGCACCTCTGGCATTTGCATGACTTTAGCAACATCAGCGCGTAATGATGCAGCTTGATCTTGAGCAATCTTAGCTTGTGCTAATTGTTGCTGCATTTGATAGTTAGTCAGACCTTGTTGAATAGCTCCTTGTGAGGCTTGTATGCCACCGCCAAGCGCACCAGCGATGTTTTGTGCAGCAGTAGTGCCACGCGTACCCATGCCACCTAGCAAGCTAATAGCAGCACCTAACAAACCTTGTTGAGTCGATCTCTTTTGAATGGCTTGAGTCTCAGCAGGGCCTAACAATCCTTCATAGTAATTAGGTACAGTGCCAAAGATATTCTGCATAAAACTTGGTGAGTTATCTTGTGCCATAGGCTGCCTAGATGTATTTGGTTGACTTTGAGGCGCAGTTGATTGATTCGGAAATTGTGCTGCTAAATCTGGTTTAAATAACTTTGCGAGTAAACTTGGTTGTAAATCAGACTTGTTATCTGTTTGTATTGGTTGATTATTTACATTATTAGGTACAATATCTTGCTGCGTACTAATTGGTGCTTGGCTTTGTACATCCAATGTACTTACATCAACAGGGCCAGTTACATTTGTTCTTTGAATTGGAGCATTTGATACATTGCCTAGTTGTCTTGTTTGACTAAGTAAATACTGTCCTTGTTGTTCTGGACGCATTTCATCAAATGCTGATCTTCGTGCAGTATATGGGCTTGAACTATATTGTGAATCTCCCAAATACATTCTTCTAGGATCAATTCTATCTATAATTTGACTTGGATCATCATTTGCTAATTGATCTCTGTTCAATATCATATTAAGTAAATCGTAATCAATAGCCATGATCTACCCTAACAATGAAGTGCGACGCTGCATCTGTGGTGGCTTTTGGCTAAGTAAGCTCATAAAGTCTACAGGAGCGAATTGACCGCTTTGAATTGGTGGTGCTTGCAATACTTGTGGTGGTGGTGGTGGTTGCATCATTGCACCTCCAGCTTGTTTAGCAACGCTAGTTAATGCAGGATTCTCATTCATTAATCCTTGAATATTCTTACCAGCACTCATTATAGATTGAGTAAATGTAGGCGGAGCGCCAGCCATTCCCATTCCTGTGTATGCAGGAGTTCCTGATAATGCTGCTAAATTTGGCGCTGCAAAAATACCTGATGCTGGAGCAGCAACACTAGGAGCAAGGGCAGAAGCCGCCGTTTGGAAAGCAACTGCTGGAGCCAAAGAAGCAGCAGCCGTTGGGATAGCGGCAGCAGCAACGGTAGGAGCAAGTAAAGTTCCAGTGGCTGCACCACCTGCTAGTGAAGCAAGAAAAGCATTACCTGCTATTGCTGGTGCTGCTGTTGACATTGCCCCGGCTAAAGCGGGGAGAGCTGCTGCTGCCATAATATTTCCTTATTTTTTAATTGCAGAAGTCCAATCTCTGCCTTGCATATCTGTATTTCTAGCCGCAGTAGCAGCTTTTTCTGCTTCTGTTTGAGGCGCAACGTATTCTGTGGTAATGCCACCACGCGGCAAGCCAGTAATAAACGCACCATAGTTTTGCAGTGTTTGATACGGAAGATTAGCTGTGTAATCGTAGCGAGCCTTATCAGCAGCTTGTTGAGCAGCCGTGTAGCCCTCACCAACTTGACCAGCAGCAAGCAACCTATCAATATCAGCGTAGTCCGCAGCAGCAAGGCCAGGAGCCATACCAGCAGCAGCCATGCGTGTAGCTATATCCTCACCTCTTACACCTTGAGCGCCAGCCAGTGCAGCCATTTGGTTAGCATAATCACTCTGGTAAACATTCTGACCTGCTTGAGCCGCAGCCATACGATTAGCAAGATCAGAGCCGTAAACATTCTGAGCTGCTTGTGTAGCACCCATCTGATTAGCAAATGCTTGCTGTGCAGCAGTGCCAAGACCTTGAGCGCCTGTGAGTTGATTGACAAAACCTTGTTGCGATAGGCCACCAAGAGATTGCAATGCTTGTTCTTGCAAACCACGCTCTTGCTGGTAGTTTTGCAGGTAGGCTTGTTGATTCTGTTCAGCCAAAGCACGCGCCGCAGCATCAGTCATCTTGCCAGCTAATTGTTGCTCTGCACCAGAACCATAACGACCAGCCATCGATGTCTTGCTTTGCAAACCACGTATGCCTTCTTGCAGTGATTCAGCAGATAAACGATTAGCCTGGCTTAATGCACCCTCAAGGTATGGACTACCGCCAAGATACGCACCTTGTGACGTTGCGCGAGTGCCAGCTAATGCCTCATTCTGCATTGCACCGCCACGCATTTGCTCATAAAAGGCTTGATTAGGATCAACGTAAGCGTTTTGAGCTAACCCCGCAAATTGCTGCTGATACGGGCTTTGAGCTTGACCGATCTGGTCAAATACAGAGCCATAGCCGCTAGTTTGACCTGCTCTGCCAGCATAACTAGCTTCATAAGGGCTTTGAGTACCCATTAAATTCTGTACAGTACCTTGAGCGCCTTGAAGTAATGGACTACCAGCACCAGCGCGATTCTGAGCTAACTGCAAAGCTATCTGAGTGTTTGTGCTTGGCTTAACGTAGGTTTCACCGCTATAGTAAGCGGGGCCACCTTCTTTACGCAATCTTTCAGCCTCACTAAGCGCTGTATCCACATAAGGGCGCAGCGTAGGATCGAGTTTTGTCTCAGTAGGAGTAAAACTTTGTTGCGATGGGCCACCCATAATTAAACCTCACTTATCCATAGTCTAGGGCTAAATCCAAGACTCTTAGCCCTCTTAATCCAGCCTTTTCGATGGCTAGAAAATGTTATATATTTTGCGCCACCTTGACGTGCTACCTCTTTTATGTATTTTAATCCATTTTCGAGGTTATCATGTCTATTTTCTAACGACCAACCAGCCCAAACGTGCAATTTATCGCCATCTGGCTGCAATACCCAATACCCTATAACTCTACTGTTATCAATCAATGCCCAAAGCATCGATCTACCGTTATAGCAATCTACATACACATCCTCAACAATCCAATCTTCAGGGCTTTTTGTCTTAACATTCTCTAATCCTGGTCTAACGGAAGGCCACCACGACCTTAGCTCTTGCGGAGTAATGTATTTAGTTTCCATTAGCCAACAATAACATAATCGTAGGTTCTCCCTGCTACTGTATTTGCTGCGTGTGAAATAACAGCGCTACCTTGTGACGTTGAGCTGATATATGGGTCTTCAAATGTGTTTGTTGTGTATCCATTAGAGGAAACGTGTTGTATCGTAAAAATCACAGATGGAGTTGCTGGCCTTGTAGGGCTTGTTTGAGCAGGAATATTCTGCATTGATACTGATGTATTGCTTGCGCGCCACATAATCTCAACGTAATCATTTTTAGCCATTGGCAAAAAGAAATTAAGTGCTGCAATTAAACCGCCATCGGTAGAGCCATGTCTATTACTAATACTGAATTCGCTATTTGACTTAGGCACGTCTACACCGTTTTGTCTAAACCAGATACTAACGTCCTGAATTTGAGAGTCTGTATTTGAAAACTGAGAACTAAATTGAATATTCCATAAACCAGAATAAGCTACCGTTACCCTTGACCCGTTAACTACAGACACGCCTAACGCATAATCTAAAGTGTTATACGTCATTGGATAAGCAGTTGTCGTGCTTGCAATAGTCTGATCTGTATCGTCTTGGAATGCACCATACGGGACATAAGATGTTGACGATACCAACGCAGTAGGAGTTAATAGAATTACACTATCGTATCCTATACGCTCATTGTAGATTGTCGTGCTAGTAGCGCCACCAGTAGCCAACGTAACGGAGCCAGTATTATTGGTCTTTCCGTCCATGATGCCTCGCACTACCTCTGCGACAGCTCGCTGATCTCCACCAAACGGAGGAAGCGTTCTAAACTGTGTCATCTGCCACCTTGTTTAGTAATATCAATATCTACTCCGACAGCAGTAGACCATGAGCCAGATGGAATTGTTTGTACTCTCATATATCTACCAGCAGATCGTAATGGCGCTCTGCCCTCTGTATCAGCCACTACAGGCGTCGTATAACTAATAGCGTCAGATAGGTTAGCTCTAGCTGAAACAGCTACAGAAGCCGATCCACCGTCTACCAATGGCCTAGCAAGAGTAATCACAGACCTGCCAATATCAATATCGCCAGTGACAATAGACGCTGTTTTATTAGCACCGCCAAATGTAATGATCTTCTGGCCTGATACGCCTGCAAATAAAGGATCACCACCAGCCCATTGACGAGCATCTAACGATACCGTCAGCGCATCAATACTGGTACTGTATAAGTCCAGTCCTTCAAGCGTTACTGATGGCGTAATAGCGATAGCTACAGCAGACGCAGTAGTCTCAACGTAAGACCATTTACCTGTATCAATGCTATAGATCAAGATTAATTGACTAGCAAATACATTAGTAAAACACCAAGCAATAAGACGCTTAACAGGGTCAACCGCAGACGACATTACATTGAAGTTATTAGGGTCAGCGTTATCAAAGAACCACTTGTCTACCTTGCCAGCACTAATAGACTTAACAGATTGACCGTCAGATACATAGAATCCATCATTAGCTAAGAAATACGTCAGTCCATTGTATTGCACGATACTGCCATTAGATAAACAGCCAATACCACGCGAGATAGCATCAAACTGGAAGAATAACGGACTACCAATATAAGTCATCCGATAGATAGCTTTTTCAAGCAAAACCAAGCCATACTCACCACCAGCTAAACCAATAATGTCACCACCATCAGCAATTACCTGTGTGTCTGATTGACTTGTTGCGCCAGGAGTCCAGTTAGATTCGTCGTTAATGTCAGACCAGTAAACCTTGTTTTCATATCCAGTAACATTAGCAGCTACAACAAAGTCTCGCACTATCGTAATGTACTTAGCAGTAGGCGCAGCAGCAGCTACATCTACAAAGTAGTTAGTGGTGTTTAGATCAACTGCTTGTATTTTGCTAACTCCATTAGCCAGCAATATTACATCGCCAAACTGAGCAGCATCCCAATACTCAATACCAATGTAACCAGTAGTGGTCATTGCATTTAATGCGCGAGTAGAGTTATCGTATTTAAATACCTGTGTAGCGCCAGCGGCAAATAGCGTAGATGTCTGAGCATACTTGCCAGCAAAGGCTGTTAGCAAAGTTTGACCTGCGCTCCCGCTTAAATCTGCCTCTGACTGCATTGGCTCATAGCCATTAGTTACAGGTATACAGTTCTTAGCTTCCGTAAGCGCACCAGTAACGCCAGGTTGATCTGGTAGCCATTCAGCAAATACAATTTTAGTCTGAGCCATTTAGATTATTGTCCATGTATTTGTTTGTGGAGCTATATCTGACCATTCCTCACCAATAATTGCACCGATTACAGTAACAGTAGCAGTAGAGTTTATTGCAGCAGAATTAGAAAAATTTGCATTTGCATTACAGGAGACAGTAGCAAGTGCGTTAACAGCGGCATTAGCGCCGACAAGGTTTCCACCATCTGCTGATACCGTAGCAGTGCATACAATAGCACCAGCGCCAGTAAAGATACCGCTACCTTGTGCAGTTATTGTCGCAGTACCAGTAATCGCAGCCTCACCACTATATGTAGTCGGGCCTGGGCTTGATATTGCAGCAGTAGATAGCGCGTAAAATCCTAACATTGCTTACTCCTGTTGATCCCAAGATACTGTAACTTCATTCCATGTATAAAAATTATTGTCATTAGGTTTAGGAATAGGAGGATTCCAAAGGCAAGTATTTTCATTTAGTTGCCATGATGCATAAGGCTTAGTAGGAATAAATGCATCCCTAGTAGAGTCAAATGTATAACCTATACCAGCAAAGTTCTTACGCATGACACCGTTATAACTGGTTTGTTTCCAAATACCGCCAAATAAACGATCACAAAATGCAGCACCTATATATTCCTTTTCTACGCCATTTGCATCTGCTGTATCTTTGTTATAAATAACAATAACTCGCAGCACCACATTATTAGCATCTAGTTCAGCAAAGTGCGCCATCTGTGGCCTCCTCAAATTCTTTTTCTTTTATACCCATAGCTTCCAACTGTTCTGGTAACCAAATTGTCGGAATACTGTTTTCAAAATCTTTAATTTTTTCCATTACCGAATGTACTTCTTCCATTGACGGACATAGACGAGGATCATCCCAACGAGTAAAGACGTTATTAGAAATTTCCCATTTAGCATTAGGACGCAGCATTTGCATTGCTACGTCAATTCCATAAAACCTATATATTTTTTTCATGGTTATGCGTTAAGTTTAATAATTACGATGCCAGAGCCGCCATTGCCACCGCCGGGATTACCATCGCCACTTACCTGTGCGCTTGATTCACCGCCGCCGCCGCCTCCGCTACCAGTATTTGCAGTTGCTGCAAATCCAGACCCGACACCTTGTTGTCCTGAAATATTAAGGCCACCACAAGCAACGGTATCCCCACCATTACCTCCACCGGCTTGACCTGTTCCGCCAGGATAGGGCGCAGTAAGAATGTCTCTGCCATCACCACCACCGCCTCCGCCACCAGCGCGAGTTACCGATGAGCCAGTAATGGACGATGCTGTTCCAGTTCCACCACTTCCAGCGTTTGAAGTAGCGGGTTGACTTGGCGTAGAACCAGCACCACCGCCGCCGCCTCCGCCACCTTCTCCAGTGTTTTGTGATGTTGTACCCGCTGCTCCGTTATTACCTTGTCCAGCAGTCCCTGCACCGCCAAGACCTGCATTTGAACCACCGCCACCAGAACCACCAGTTAATCCAGCCACAACATTTGTACCACCACCACCACCACCACCAGTAGATGTTATAGAAGAAAATACAGAATTGTTGCCGCTTACGCCATCATTGCCGCCACTTCTAGCACCGCCAGCGCCTCCTGCCCCAACAGTAATCGTATATGTTGTTCCAGCTGTAACGGAAAATGACGTACCTGTTTTAAATCCACCTGCACCACCGCCACCAGCTTTACGTGATCCACCACCACCACCACCAGCGATTACTAAGTAATCAACGCTAGTAACACCAGTAGGGCAAGTCCAGCGTGATGAGGCCCTAAAGGCAAGCGCATTGTTAGATGATGTTATATATTTAATAATAACTATGCCTGAACCTCCATTACCACCCAAACTAAGAATACCACCACCACCACCACCACCGCCTGTATTTGCAGTTCCAGCAGTTCCAACTGTGGTGGCTGCATTACCCGCGCCACCACCACCTGAACCACCTGAACCAGCGGTACTCGTAGAGCCACTATATCCAGCGCCACCGCCACCACCAGCATAAGTAACAGATGAGCCTGAAATTGAGGACGCAGTACCATTACCGCCATTACCTCCGCTACTTACTGCGGCATTTTGACCAACAGCAGAAGCACCGCCGCCACCACCTCCATTATAGGATGGTGCGCCTATTCCATTGCCTCCGCTGTTGCCTTGACTTGGTGAAGTTGATGGTGTATTTCCAGCCCCTCCAGTTGATCCATCGCTAGTGCCACCACCGCCAGAACCGCCTGCTGCTCCGCCCCAATACGCTCCGTTATAGCCGCCGCCGTATCCACCGCCAGCAGATGTTATTGTTGAAAATATTGAATCAGAACCAGTACCACCAGCAGATGATACGGCTGTTCCACCAGCACCTACAGTAATCGTATAAGTCGTGCCAGCCGTAACGGATAGACCTGTGCCAGCTCTAAATCCACCTGCACCACCGCCGCCACCAAGATAATTACCACCTCCGCCACCGCCAGCGACTACTAAATAGTCCACCTGCGTGACACCATCTGGACAAGTCCAATTAGCAGTAGCAGTAAAGGTTTCAATGATGGTTAATCCACCAGCAGATAATGCTTGCATAATTTTTGTAAAAGCAAACATTTTTAAACCCTTATGGTGTATAGCCTTGAGCTATTGATCCGTACCAATTAGTACCATCAGACACAAATGTCAGAATATCCATCTTTCCGGCGGTTGCAGTAATTGTAGGCGCACCCGCTGTACCAAATTTAACACTGGTAAACGTAGCAGTGCCATTACCAGTAGATGCAGCTTGCTTTAATAGCAATATAAAGCTCTTACCAGCAGTAGCTGTAGGCATAGTAAACGTGCAAGCCGTAGAAGCAGTTAATGTAGCTGTTTGAACTGTGCCGCTAGTTAAAGAAAGAGTGTTTGCAGTTGTTACCGTACCAATAGAAACAACACTTTCAACATAATTTGTTACTGTAGGGTTAGTTAAAGTTTTATTTATTAATGTTTGAGTAATATCGGTATCTACCGCTTTATCAGCAGGATACGTACCAAATACATCTTTACTACCTGCGCTGAAGTTAACAGCAGAGCCAGCATTAGATGACCTTAGTACCGTAGTACGGGCCAATGTGCCAGCAGCTACCGTACCTAAACCAATCTCATACTCAGAACCATTAACAATAGTGTAATAGCAAGTATTAGTATTGCCAATAGCGGTACTAAATGTTTGAAAACCAGATACAGCGCCATCCAAAGTCAGCGTACCAGTACCTGTAGTGGTCGATGTTTCACGAACCCTATCAGCAATAACCAGAGCCATAATTTACCCCAAAGTAACTGACAGATTACCAATCGCAATCGTAAAAATATCGCCAGCAGTAATCGATTTAGACGCATCTAATGGCGTATGGTAAAGCAAATTACCGCTAGTAGACGCATCAAGAATACCAATCCAGCCTACAGTTCCCCATGTGCCTGTAGCAGTAGGAAACGTTACAGCACCGCTATTCGTAGACACGCCATCACTAGGCGCACCCATCGTTACAGCAGTACGAGCATAGGAGCCGCCAGAGACTTCTGTGCCGGTATTAGCGTCAGTAGGATCAGTAGTATACAAACCGACGTATACAGCCGCAGGAGCCGTGTAAGCAGTTGCACGTAGAGTCACATTGATTAATGCGTTCTCTAGGTAGTTAGACATTTCAGCCATAATATTTCCTTAATTAAAAGACATGGACATTGGTTGTCCACTGTATTCGCCAGAATCATCTGCGACGTTAATAGATGCAATAGCTCTTTCGTACAACGTACCCCAAGTTTGTAACCTTGCATCATTCATCAAATACGGTTCAGCCTCACCTAATGCAGCATAGAGCAATGCGTCAGGGCAGTAAGCCAAGAATGTATTGCTTGCGTTAGTTGAGCTTAGAAAGGCAGGTTGTGAGTAGTACAGCATTTGCAGGACATAAGCACCATCAGGCACTGGCCCTAGTTGCAACTCAGAAGCTAGCACCGTATAGCGCTTGGGCTGGCCTGATTCTGTCGAGATAGTCTTTTTATAAAACAGGTTAGGCGTATCGTAGACAAGAACACCATTAGGATTGCCGACAATGTGAATGTCGCGCATCTCTAGGTAATCACTAGGCAAGCCAACAGTAGAATCCCCACCTGTAGTAGTAGCCTGGGCAACCACCAGCATCTGACGAATACGCAATTCTCTACGCAAACGCTGCTCTGCAAGTGCTACAAACGTGGGAATAATGCTATCTAAGTCACTGCGAGCTAGATAGCTGGAGATGGTGCTAGTTAAGTCAGAGTAGCTAGTCAGTGCCATTATCGCCCCTTAAGGCTTTATCATCCACGTCATCCCAACTATATTCATGTGTGCCAATGTGTTTAATGTGCATCGAAAGCTCATGATCAACATAGGTATCAATACCTGCATCGCCAGCCTTTACACAGAAGAACACATCTTCACCCACAACACCTGTTGGCCCCCATCCAGCGTCAAACCACGGCGCTGTCAGTGTTTCAAATACTTTCTTACGGATCAGTACCGCACCAAATCCAACAGCAGTAACGACCTCAATACCTTCTTTGCCGCGTGAATCAACATTAGACCAATGATGCCGGATACCCTTCTCATCCTCACTCTTAACCAATAACTTAGCGGTAGGGAATGATGGTTTGCGTCTTGTCACTGCGTTCACACCAACTATGTCCACCTCACGGCTCAACATAATCGTAATCAAATCATGTGGAAATCTCATGTCGCTATCAATAAACAGAACAGCGTCACAGCCCTCTTTTAAAGCCACCAGCGCCAACTTCTCACGCTGGTCGAATATCAACGTGCCAGGCATCGTATAAAGGCTTAAACCGCCCTTACCGTCCTTGCATCTAACTGAAGCATCATGCGCACACATACGGGCAAAATCAAATGCAAACCCAGTATGAACCTCATCACGACATGGTACACAAACGCCAACTCTCATACAGTCCCCCGATAGATTTTTAAACCAGCTTGGTCAGGATGATTAAGCCAACTTCTAAATGCCTTGTCATCCATAATCGCAAATCCTCGCATGATGCCCATAGTGTTTAGCTTATCAATCGCTGTAAACGGTATGGAACCAATCAAATGCAAATCATCTGTTGCGCCTGTCCTAGCCTTATCTACCTCTTGGAGTACCTTGTTCCTAGCGAGAATATCGCTAATGTCTTGGTTAGTCTCGATGATAATACCGCCATCACCATCTGCATGAACTTTTTGATGTCGAAAGTTTGTCATTAGTCTTTATAAAAAGCCCCCAACCGAAGTCAGGGGCTAGTTTCATTACAGTGAGAAGTCCAAGTCAGCCACGATACCGTGAGCAGCTTCGTTCTTCACTTCCAGCGTGACTTCAGCAAGAATCTGAGTCTTGTCGCTATCGCCAGCCTTAGCCAGTTCATTCGTCATGAATGGGCGCAGGAAAGCCATAGCAGCGTACTCAGGATCGAGGATCAGCATATCGCGGTTACGCATGAAACGATCAGGGACGATAGACAGTTGACCGAAGTCCGACTGATAAATGTCAGCAGCACCGATAATCACGCCAGCTTCAGGCTTGGTGATCTGATAACGGTTGACAGCGATACCAGCAAACGTCG